TCCATTGTGTACTCAGCTTTAAGAGCTCTTGATTTAGCTGTTACAGTTGATTTCTCAATTGTGAAAGCCATTTCATTGAAAGCGCCGTCGCCTGTTTCACCAACTCCAAGTCTTTCCGCTGCTGCTGTACCTAAACCACTACCGAGTGTTGAAACTGTATCAGCTTCGTCTGCGATTGTGCCATCAGTAAATAAAGCCTCTGTTCCGCTCTGTGAGCTGTATTTTGATTTCATTGCAAAGATAAGTCCTGTAGGACCACTCATTGGTTGTACACCAGCGATATCATATGCAATCAAGTTAGGCATTGCTCTTCGAACAAGAGATATCAATACTGGGTCGAAAGTTCCAATGTTATTTGGAGCTGAACCAGAACCGATGTTGTTAGCTGCAGCTGCTTCGGAAATGAAATTTCCTTGCATTTGAGCTCTCTCTTCTCTTAAAGCAACTTCTTGGTTTTCTAATAGACGAGCTGTAACAGCCTTTCTATATTTGTCGGAAATAGGACTCGCGCCGTCGTGATCGAGGACAGGACCCCATTTTTCCATTAATTGTGCGTCTGCATTAAACATTGTGTTTTCCCCTATGTTTAAAAGTTACTTAGTAAATTTAGTTATAGCTTGAGTGTATCTAGCCATAGAATCGGAAACAACTGACTCGTCAGCGTTATCTTCACCTAATAGACTATCAACTTCGTCAACTGATTCAGTAACTTCACTTTTGAAATATGATTCTTTAACAGTTTTTACTTTATTTTCAAAAGTTTCTTTGTTATCGAATTCGATATCTTCTACTAATGAGGCTAATTTCTCAGCTTCAGTTTCTGCAAGCCCTTCGGACTGTTCTCTAACTACTTCTTTACGCTCAAATTCTTGAACACTAGCGTGTAGCTTGATATTGTCTTCTGTGGTTTTATTTAAAGTTTCTTCAAGTTCATTAACTGATTCGTTGAGTTCATCAACCAAGTCAACTTTACCTTCAGGAACTTCGATATAGTGTTCTTTGAACACTGATTGAAGTGAAGTCATGAATTCTTCAGCAATTTCAGTCCTAAGACCGTTTTCAACTGCTAATTCATTTTCTTTCATCCAATTTTCAACTACGTAGTCTAAATAAGAATTTACTTTTTCTACTAAGTCTTTTTGGATGTCAGATACTTCTTCTTCAAGATTAGAAGCATATTCAGACTCAAGTCTGTCTACTTCTTGTGTTAATTTTGAAGTTAACACTGCTTCAAAGATTGTTCCAGCTTTTTGCTTAAATCCATCTGATAATGTAGCCTCTTCAGAAATTAAAGCGTCTAGATCTTCGTCATAGTCAATAGCTTCGACTTTAGCTTTTACTTTTTCGCCGTGTTTTTCATCGGCACCTTTACCTTTAGGTTGCCCTACAGGTTTGGTAGTATTAGCTGCGTCTTCAGCTGACTTAACTGAATCTTCTTCTTCACCTTCTGAGACTTTAATCATTTTGGCAAAAAGTTTCTGTGCATCTTCTTTTCTAGCAGATTTGAGCATATCTACTGCGGCTTGAATAACCCCAGCTTTAGTTTTAGGTACGCTGACAGGTTGAGCTGCTTCAGTTTTGGACTCGTGTTCCTCTTCTTCGTGCTCTTCCTCTTCGTCTTCGTGCTTACCTTCTTTAGCTGCTTTTGCTTCTTCTAGAGACTCGTGAGATTCCTCTTCTTGACTCTCTTGAAGCTGCTCTTCTTCCTCAGTAATGCCTTCTTCTACTATCCCATCTTGATTTAAAATAGTGTCTTCTGACATAATTTTTCTCCTATAATTGAGAGTTTAATTTAGAGAGGAAATTCTTAAAAGCTTTAATCTCTGCTGAAGGTAAACCTCTAGCAGATGTGCTTTTAATTTCAGTCTCAATTTCTTCAATGTCTCTTCTAGCAATGATGCCATTGTTCCATACCCATTCTACACCTTCCATGACTCCGTTAACGAAGGCACTTGGTGCGGAGGGATCTTGAACAATATCTACGGTAGACAACATAAAGTCATTTCCCACATATTGAACACCATTTTTAGATACGAGACTTCCCATACCACGACTTGATACACCAAGCTTAACACCACCTTCGAGTAGTCCTTCGACTATTTGTCCCATTGGGGTTTTAAGAATTGATGCTTTTCCTACAACATCATTTCCCTGCCAGTGCAGATCTGTGATTTTGTGCGAAACTTTATCTAGGTTTACTGTTGGTCCTTCCGGATGATTTAACTCTCCAACAGCTCTTCCTGTTTTAACTTGTTCTGTGACGTATTTTTCTACGGCGCTTTCAAGCGTTTTCTTTTCGTAGATACGTCCATTTTTGTTCTTTTGGTTTGATTGCATGAATACGCCTTCGATGAAATAGTTTTTACTACCATCTTTTTTAGACTCTGCAATCACTTCGAGTTCTTTTTCTACGTATTCTGTTATTAGTTTCATTAGCTTTCTTCTTTTTCTGTTTTACGCTGAACTAACCTTGATGCTACTTCGATTTTTTTAGCTTCGATAGCAGCGGTGAGTTTATCAGCCATAAGAGTATTAAACTCTTTATTTGCATTAACGTTATCACCATCTTGTAAGTTCTTAACTAGATTTTCAGTTGCCATAATTTATTATCCTCGTATAGTTTATTTATAAAAAAATGATTTCTAATCGAATCTAGGATCGTCTGGATCTGGCATATCCAGCTCTCCAGCTTTATTCTCTTTATCGATTTCTTGTTGCATTTTTCTAATATCAGCTTCTGTGAATCGTAAGATGTTCTTTTGTACCCAAGCTTTAGATACAAAAGTACCCATATACTCATCTAAAGATGATAACATTTCAAACCTTTCTCGAATCATTTCTGACTCTTTAAGCTCTGAGAAATAGTTATCTTCAATAAAGTCAAAGGTTATCTTTTCTTTCCACGATTTCCAATCCTCTTTAGTAATTACACCTTTTAAGAGTAATTGGGTTTTAAGTAATTGCATGAATAAGTCAGAGAATCTCTTTCTTAATCTATCAACAAACTTCTTAAACTTAACTTCATCCCTTGTGATCTCTGTGGTTCTTCCTAATGTATAGGATGATTCCTGTTCTAATCTATCAGTAGGGACATTTAAACTTCTATATAATTTCTTTTGGAAGTATATAATATCATCAATCTGTCCTAGGTTTTCACCACCAGGTAATGTTGATATTTCAGTTCCTCTTCCACCTTCTCTTCTTGGTAGAAAGAAATCTTCCAACATTGACATATGCTTACGATCATCTTTAATGTCGCCAGTCTTAGCATCATAAACTAATTTGTTTCGATATTGATTCATAATACCACGTAGGTATTCTTCTGCCTTACCTTTTGGCAAGTTACCAACATCAATATAAAAAATTCTTCTTTCTGGAGCTCTTGATATACGATATATTACAAGAGAATCTTCCATCATTCTTAACTGATTTACAGGCTTTAATGCTTTATGTAAATAAGATAAGATTCTTTTTCTTTGTGGATCCATAACACCTGATGTACAGTATGCTATAGCGTCAGGGTATATCTTAACCCCTTCATTGTATTTTCCCATCATGTTGTCTTGAAAGACAAAATACTCATCTACTTTTTTGATGAGTTTAGCTCCAGTCTTAGGATCCGCTTCTTCTTCGACCTCTTTTACCTTTCTTAATTTGGTAGGATCGATATAACGTAATTCCTTAATTCCTTGCTTCGGATTATCTGTGTCTATAATAATATGATAAGGTAATCTTCCATCAACATACCACTTTCTGAATATCTCATGTGCATATTGATTAAATCCAAGTAAACTTAAGATAGATTTAAACTCTTTAATTACAGAGTCTTTTATATTATTAGATACCTTTAATCCTTCTAATACAAGCTTAACAGGAGATTCCTCATGATTTCCTACTATTGCTTCTCCGACTATATCTTCAATTGCCTGATCACACTCTGGTTGAGCTGCTATATCTCTATATTTAAATATAAGCTCTACTTCAGATTTGACCTTGTCTCCATCTAAATCAATATAAGCCCCAAAATGACCCCCAGCTTGTATAACACCAGCGCCGTCATCTGTATCTACTCTTGGAACAAAAGAAGGCCTTACAGGCTCCTTACTTTTCCTATTAATTTCAAAACCAAAAAAATCTGCCATAATTTATTACCTATATTATCGGAGGGGACATAAAATCCCCTCGTCTAATATTATTTATCCCTTCTAAGTTGTTGTTGAAGCTTCCCAATATTGTACTTGGAATTCAACGGTAAACTCTTCAATCGCTCCCTCTGTCTCGTAGCTAAGCTCGATTGGAGAAACGTTTGTTGGCCAACAACCTCTTAAATCGTATGACTTAAGTGTTGATCCATCTTTATCAAGTTGTTCAACAGCTAAATCAGCAAAGTAATCAGTAGGATTAACTAAACCAGTATTTGCATTGTGGTTGTTAATTCCATTTGACCAACGCTCAAAAGCGTCTCTGAGTCTAAAGTCAGTATCATTAATGACTGTAATTGTCCATGGCTCAAATGATCTCTCACCTGCCATTTTCAATGTTCTACCTCTAAACTTAACCTCTATAGGTGCAAGAATAGAAGCAGGAAGCTGTGCAGCTTTACATAAAAAGGATGTTAATTCGACATCACCTTGGGCATAACCTGGAAAATTTATCAAAACTTTGAATAAATTAGCTCTGGCTCCTCCTCCGGTTAGCTTCGATTTAAAATCGTCTATACCTAATATTGCCATTTTCTTATGCTCCTGCTATTTCGGAGAATTCTACTCCGGTTCTTGTTGCTATGAAGTTCAGTGTAATGAAGTTAATAGATCTTGCAGGCTTAATATAAATATCAGCTACAAATCGATTTCCATCAATAACTTGACCCGTGTTGTTAGTTTCATCACAGATTACTAAGAAGTCTGTAAGTCCACGTCTACCTTTGACATCTCTAAGGAAAGGCTCAACCAGGTTTCTGAATTGTGCACGAGTAAACTCGTCATTGAATTCAAATAACTGGAATTTAGCAGCCGTAGAGATTGCTTTTTCCAAGACTATAAAAAGTCTTCTAACATTAATTCTATCAAATGCTGAAGGTCTACTTAATAAAGTTTTGTCACCAAATAATAATGTACCTTGTCCAGGTAATGATACTATTGGGTTGACTCGAGCTTTATATAAAGTATCTCTGTCTGCTTGTTTTGGATTAAATGCTAATTTTGTGACTCCTAGAATTTGTCCTCTGTTCAATCCTGCAGGACTAAACCATGCATCAGCGACTCTATCTGCATTAGCACATAAACCAGCTTGATGTCCTGAAGCACCGATATATCTGTATACGTCGTTATACTTGTCGTACACATAAAGTGCTGTAGAATCACAAGCTACATATGATGTAGATGTAAGTGCGTCTGCGAATGCTTTAACATCAGCAGCAGGGGTTGAAGTTCCAACAGTATCTTCTATTGGTGGAGATACGAATCCCATACAATCTTTTCTAGCATTACAAAGTGTTATAATCTTAGTTGCGATTGTGGTCTCTGCATTTGCATCTGGTGTTGCAAAAAGTAGATTTACATCCACTGTTTCTGCATCAGCAAATAGATCTAGACCTGTTGAGATTTCTCCAGCTGTTGGAGCATTATCATCTGTACCTCCGGAGAGAGATGATTCTAGGGCGGCTCCATTAACTGTAAAGGTTGCTGTGCTAGCTATTGTTGATCCAGCATCAGAAAGGTTAGTATCGTGATCAGACCACCAAATATAATTAGAGTTATTGTTAATAACATCTTTATAATAATTAGTTGTGCCGTCAGATTTTTTTGCATCTGAACCTTGAGATACATATGCAAATGTTTCTAATACTGTTCCTGGTGTACCTGATATAGCTCCATCCTCATCGATAACTGCAATGTGCAGTTCATCAGCTGCTGATGTTTGTCCTAGATCTGACGCATAGTCAGATGTTCCAGGAGCCCCATCAAAGCTACCAGCATAAGCCCAACCACTAAATGGTGAAGCTCCAGCTGTTATCATTGAGACTTTTAGGCTATTACCTAATACTCCAGGGTATTTAGCTACCCAGTTACCTACAGCTAACTCGCCGTTTGAATAATTGTCTTCATAATGACTCTTATTCTTAATGAGTTGTCCGGATCCATCCGAGGTAGCGTTTAAGTTACCTGTTAAGACACGAACTACTTTCAGTGCGTTTCCATACTTTAAGAATGACGCAGCTACTAGAAAGTATTTAAATGTATTGTTGTCTGGTGAACCAAACTTTCCTACTAATTCATTTTCTGAACTAATAGTACTGATCTCTTCCACTGGACCCCAATTGAATGCTCCTGCAAATCCGCCAATGCTGGTTGATACTGCCGGGACTACATTCGTAGCATCGATTTCTTTAATTTCGACGCCGGGTGATACTAAAAATGCCATCGCTTTGTCCTCTATTTTATTGAGTTAGTTAATAAGTTACCATAATACGAATAATCAATACATTTATTTATAAATAAACATGTTTCATCGCTAATGATCTGAGTCATCATTTTTCAACGCTACATCACTAACAACGAATAATTTATTTGGATGTACTGATATATTGAATTTCGTCATGAGTTTTCTGTTTACTAACATCTCTGACGCAGTATCTTTCTCAGATAATCCTAATTCTACTGTGTATTTCCTATTATTAAATGTTATACCATGCTCTATTACTGGTCTTCTATCAAAATCTTTGAGCCCTCTTTTTGGCTCTGATATGTAAAGGATTTTACTTCTAAATTTATTACCATTCTTTTGCCATATTACAGTGTCACCCTTTATTTCCATATTGTCTACATGTAACATGGTTGCTGATGCTGAATTACCAGTATCAAATTTAGCTCGTATTGGATTCTCCTCCATACCATCTAGTACGATACTTTCAATATAACCTACTTCTTGTCTCATAAGAGGTCTTCTTCTTTTTTCTTCTGTAAAAAATAAAAGTACATCAGTTAAAACTTCTATATCAGATATTTTTCTAGTAGATTCTCCAGTCTCTAGATCATATCCCATAAAATGCGATCTTATTCCTGGGGATCCATTTACTTCTAAAACATATAATTGATCACCAACCTTTGCATGATCTACACCACAATATGAGCATCTTGTTGCCCTTGCTGCAGAAATTACTAGTTGTTTTTCTTCTGGTGAAAGCTTGTATGGGATTGTCTTAGCACCTAAATGAACATTGTTTCTAAACTCGTCTGAGTCTTGTTTTACTCTTTCGGCACTTCCAATAACCTTTCCATTTACTAATAGTGTTCTTACATCTGACTTTAATTCTAAATATTCTTGAAGAAGAACATCTGCATTAAATTTCCATAAAGATTGACAAACAGAAACCAAAGAAGACATATCATTTACTTTTGATACACCAACACCCTGTGTTCCTGTTAAGGTTTTTATTATAACTGGAAACTTACCCCCAATATTTTTGTGGGCTTCTTCAATACTTTTGACATTATTCACAATAGAGGTCTTTGGAATATTAACATTTCCTCTTTCCATAGTAATAGCATTTGACATCTTATTATCGCAAAGAAGCATACTTTCTAAATCATTTATTAAGAAAAATCCTACAGTTTGTAAAGAAGAAACTAGTGCCTGAGCTGTTAAAGAATGTAAAGCTCCAGCTCTAACAAAGATGATAGTGTTTTCTATATTTAAAGTAATATCCTTATCTTCACCATCTATATTACGAATAGTTACCTCTCCGATCTCAATATCTTTAGATGATATAAAAGCCTCATCAACTTCTACCATTGTACTTTTCATTCCAATCTTCTTAGTAGAATCCTGAATAAGGTCCGCAAAAGTTCCCTCTTGGTCTCCTTTGCCCAATATAACGATATGAAGATCCTCTATTTTTACTGGCTCTTCTTGTTTTTCTTCTTCTAAAAAGTTGTTGAATAGCTTCATATACTATTTTTCCATTCTTGTTCTAACCAGATGTTTCCATCGTCGTCTTTACTATATTTATGACTGTTATACGGAGCACCTTCAATAAATCCAAAAGGTAACATATCATCTTGTATTGCCTTTAATCTTTCCCTATAAAGCATATCCTTCATATCAATATTCGTTAAAGTCTGAAAGACATCAGTTGTAGTAAACCAACCAAATAAAACCAAGTTCATCATAAGGTCGTCATGGTTTGGAGCTTGAGCTGCAAAGCTATTGCCTACAGCCACAAATGTACTCATTTCAATAATGGTTTGGGAATCTACAATTTTTATCTTCTTTTGTTCTACTAGATCTTTTATACTAGAGCATCCTATTCTTTTCACCCTTCGAGTCATTGTAGCACCTAATGCATTAGACTTTACGGTTGATTCTACAAACATATTTTCATACTCTAAATCATAATAAAGACCATTACAAACAACTGCACCTTGATCATTACTTTCTATTAATACATAAGCTTTATTATACGACGTAGCATATTTGTATATAATATCAGGCATGAGTATAGGAGATATTAAATTATCCCTAAAGGTTGCAACCTGTTCAAACGGATTTGTCGTAACATCTATGATATTAAAGGTAGTATAGTCTTGTCCTCTACCCTTCGCTGTGTCCACGCACATCACGTATTCGTGATCCTCTTGAGGAGGCTTATAGATATACACATTTTCTTGTATGAATTCTGGCTCTATACTTTTTTGTGCTAATAAGTGATTTGAAGCTATAAGAGTGTTTCCCCTTCCATGGAATGTGTTACCAAATTCTTGTTCGAATTGTAATTCAGATGTGTTTGCAACAGTAGATTCTTTCCACTTTTCATCTCTTCCGGGAACGTCCCACCAATCTACTCTAAAATTTTTAAACTCGTTTGTCTTTTGTACTGCGCCTTCCCATATCTTATGGAACACATTACCAACACCATTTGCAGTAGAACAGATTATAATTTGGGTATCCTTACCAGATGTAATTACAGGATATGTTGAAGTATAGAATTGTGCATCATTTTCTACAAATGCAAACTCATCCAGGAATAATAAGTTGATAGACATACCACGAATTGAGCTAGCTGATGTTGCATTAGCTATAATTCTACTATTATTACTAAATTCAATACTACCTTTGTTTAATGCCTTACATCCTGGTTGTAGGAACATAGGAAGATTTTCGAGCGCGAGCGTGATACGGGCGAGCATCTCTCTCGCGACCGCGCCCTTGTTCGCGAGTATGGCAATAGTCTTTTCAGGATGAAAACATGAATACCATAAAAGATATACAACCGATGAAATTGATTTACCACTTTGTCGACATGCTAATACAATACTAAATCGACTATTATTAAAATGCTCAAACATCTTTTGTTGATAAGGATATAGTTTAAAGTTAACTAATCCCTCATCAAGATTTATAATCTTAACATACTTTTCAGCAAAGTATGCAGGATCTTTCATGCATTTCTGGTATTCTATTATGTCTTCTTTGGTGAATTCTGTTTCTACTCCATCCCTTTTTACATTGGGATTTCCTAGATATCCAAATTCATTATTCTTGGTTCGGCGTGGCATCTATAACCTTTCCATCATCTTTCTTTAATAACATCCTTTGCAAATCTGTAGTACTTCCTATAAAGACATTATTATTTGTCACTCGCTTTGCTTCATCTGCTTCTTCTTTGGTCAAATCCTTCTTTTGCTTTTGAAGATTCATTAACTTTTCAGTGGTATCACCTAAATGTTTTATAGTCTGTGCTACTACTTCAAATGCTCTTGGATGCTCTGATTCTCTTGCTAATTCAGATAAAACATCTAATGATCTTGTTCCTGTTCTGATTAAATCTTTGTAGGTTTCTCTAGAAAACTCATAATCATCTTTGATGTCTTTGTCTTCTAATGGCCTATTTGGGATATTTTCTGGAAGATTCTTTTCCAGACTTTTGGCCATATTTTTTTTCTTATCCATTATAATACCTAACTAATTGTAGTAGTAACAGTATAGTCGTCATCAGCATCAGCTGAAGCTGGACTAATTGTAAAGTCCATATTTTCTAATATCTGTGCACCACCTTTATCATTATTAAAATCAATATTAATTTCTTTAATAACCCCTGTTTTTGAAGCAGGACCATAAAACTTCATTTTCATTGTAAAGTCTAATTGGTAAACTAAGACTCTTCTCTGAGTAAATTCTCCTTCATATTCATCTGAAATCCCAACATTTCCTAAAATAATAGCAACATCCTGCTTATGGTTATATCCATCAATTGGGTTAATTGTTACACTATATTCAGGGGTAAAGTATGGAAGAATCTGTTCGACTATTTGTAATCCATCATCTTGATTCTTTACCATGATATAGAGAGACATCGCGATGTCATATGAAGTAAAAAACTTTACGGTCTTTTTCTTAGAAGAATCTGAAGAATCTATTTCATTAACTATTACAGTTCTTTTTGGTAATTTTTGACTAGTATCTATCTGAAGTCCTGTAATTTCAAATGCCATTCTTGGTAATTTAATAGCCATAGGAGCATCAAAACCAGTCTCTTGATCTAATCTTGCTAAGAATTTTTGTTTAGGTCCATAAGCTAATGGGACACGTACTTGATTTAAAACACTATTATCAGCTGCTTTTCTTATTACAGATATATTGTTAAACAGTGTACCAAATACGGCCACTGATTTACGCATTGTTGCGTGATAGAAATGATCACCAAACATTAGTATGTCTCCGATGGATCACCAAATGGATTTGACTCACTAAAGTCAATAAATCCATCTGCAAATGTTTCTATTGCAATATTTTCCGCACCACCATCTGACTTCCAAGCTTGACCTGTGGTATCAGTTAAATCACTGATGATAGATGTGACAGTAGCAGTATAACTATTTGTTAATCCTGTAATAGTTCCACCTTGGGTGAATTGTTTATATTCTGTTGTTCCTGAAGCACCAACATTAGATACCCATATTGTTTGGGTGTTAACTCCAGTTTTACTTGCTTGAGCAACCTCACCGAACACTTTTACTGCAGGAGTGGCACCAACTGCAGCCACTAGGGTTTGCTCTACGGTTTCTCCTATTTCAAAATAATATTCGTTTGTTGTTAGGGTTACTGCTAATGGTGTCTGATATGAAACCTGATTAATTTTAAGGTCTATTCCTTCTACACCAGTATCAAAATCCTCATCACTATATTCAAATAAGCTACAAGAAAGTCTATATACAGGAAGATCTGATAGCTGATAGAAAGGAGAATCATCTTCAACATATGTTATTTCAAAGAAACTGTTTGTCATTGGTAAGAAAATTAGATCACCTTCCTGTGGTCTAGGATCTTCATTATCTGAAAATACTCCAACTCTTCTATTCCATACCTTTCGCGAAACAACAAATTGTGCTTCATCTCGTATCTCTAAACCAAACTTAGAATATAAATCCCCTGCGCCTTCAAACCCTTCTACATTTTCTAAATATGCTTCTATAATGTAAGCATCATCAAACTTCGAAGCAGGATCTTCTCCTAATATGTTATCTCTATTAACAAGAGTACGAGGGATATAATAGACATCTTGTCCAAATATCTTAAGTGATTCTATTATCAGGTCTTCGTATAGATGCTGTTCTGATCTTACGGCCTGAGAAAAATAAACGTTTCTCGGCATATTTTATCCTGTAAAGAAGTCGACTGGTTTCTCCCAATTCAATCTAGCTTCTTCCTCTAATCTTTCCAAATCTGCCATAGCATCATCGAATAGTTGTCTTCCGTTAAAAGTTAATCCACCTGGCATTGTCATACCTTCAAACTTTAATAAGTTCTGACCCCATTGTTTTTTAATAAGGGCTGTTGCATATTTCTTTAAGAAATAATCATTATAGACATCTGTATATGTGTCTGGGTCGATAATTCTATAGCACTCTATAAGAATATAATCATCAGCATCAACCTCTTCGTTCCAGTCCATAAAAATATCTAATCTATCTTTATGTCTATCAAAGTTAACCATTTTTTCGTCTGAATCCAATAGAAGATCAAGCATACTAAGGTATTGCATACTCATAACATATTCAGCTAAACTTCCCATGAATCCCATATTATAGACGTCGTTTAGGTGTATCTGATATCGAATATCAAACATATCATTGGATTGAACATTATCTCTAATAGGTACAACCTGAACTACTTCAGTAATAAGATCGTTTATTGGAATATATCTATTTTCGATATCTCCTTTTGTAATAGAAGATATAACTGCAGTAGCAGAAGATCGAGATCCTGTAATGGTTTCGTTTGCTTGAAAGGCAACATTCGAATTATCTAAGTAGTTATATTTAATTGAACTACCACTAGCAGATTTTATAGTAGCTTTAGCACCACTTGTTGATCCTGTTACTGATTCCCCTACTTGAAAGTTAGAGGCAACAGCTGCAGTTAATGTTAAATCTGAATTTGTGATCTTATGCTTTAGAAAGGTCTTTTCGATTGCGTCAGAATGATAATGTTGATAGAATTGTAGAGCTTCGTCTATTCTATCATCAATTTGATCCTCATCAATGTTGATTTCAATCACAGGTGCACCTAGTGATCTTAGACAATAGTCTATTAAGGTTTGTTTAGTATTAGGTTTTGCCATAATTAATTCCTATTATAAGTCTATTTATAATAGTTTACACTTCAATTTTAAGGATTCTCTAATGTTTCTATTCTTGCTTGTAAATCTTCAATGATTGTTTGTTGTTCTTGGATGGCTTTAAGAAGAACTGGTATTGTTTCTGTATAGTTCATTCCTAGTTCCTCAGGAACGCTGTCGCTAACAACTTCTGAAAAATCAGTTTGCCAATCTTGAGCAATAAAACCTATTTTAGTAGTATTCTCTTCATCAGATATAAAATTATATTTAACAGCTCTTAAATTTGAAATTTTAGGTAATACATTATCTAGCTCTACTATATTTTCTTTAAGTCTTTCATCTGAAACACCAGTCCAAGATGTTGCATTATATTGTAGATATACTCCGCTAGAAGTTGAAACATTTTGTACATAAAATCTTCCTTGCTGATTTGCATAAAGTCTAAAATGATCTGTACTATATCCTCCACTCTGAAATCTCATTTCTGCATTTGCCTGAGAAG